CAATGTTCTTGTTGTTGCGTTAGTGTTGGAACTGCGGATTCTTAGCGTTACGGTTCCGGCATTAATGTCACCAGCGGCTAGGGTGTAGGCGAACGATCCCGCAAGTTGGCATTCTGCTCCGTTAGTACCTGACCATGCACTAATTCCTTGGAATGACGCCCATGCTGCGACTGCTCCATTATTGCCAAACGAGTTTACCGGGCTTGCGCTGACGATTGTGACAACATCAAACCCCGTAGCGGTGGCAGCGTTTGAAATTAGTCCGCTAATTCCGACTTCAATGACATCGCCCGCACTAGCGTTTAGTGTCAGGTCACCAGCGGTCCCAATGGTTGGCAAGTTTGCCCATGTGGCGCTGCTGTTAAGAGTGACATTCCCAGCGACGTAACGGTAGGAAGCAAAACGATTCTGGTAAGAACGAAGTTCTACGAGGTTGTCGATAACGTTGACGTTAAGGAACTCTTCGTTGTTAGCAATTTCCGCAGAGTTCGGATAACGTGTGGGGGTAGTCCAAGCCATTAGTAATCCTCCATACCCATCTCAGCATTTCCCATACCGGGAGCGCCATTTTGATCTTCCGGCGACATACTCGTCGGCATCGGCTCAGTACGAGCCGCCATCCCAGCAGGATTCTCCGTCGGCATCATGCTGACAAGGCGTAGAATCTGCTGACGCATCGCCTCTTTAAGCATCATTTCCTGCTGCTGCTGTTGCTGCATCGCGCCCTGCTGCTGCTGTGCAAGCATAGCCATGATCGGAAGGATCTGTGCGGCGGGTGCCTGATCGTCTCCGCCCTGTGCGGGTGCGCCCATTGGCATTCCCATTGGGGGTCCTGCTGGTGCGCCTGTTGGTGCGGCTTGTGGCATCATAGGCATGTTAAGCCTGCCCGTACTTCTTCATAAACGACTTGACCTTCTTAGTCGTCGATGCGGTTCCAGCGGGCTTTTCAGTTCCGGCGGACCTTGCTGGGAGCATCTCTGTCATGTTTGTGAGGGGACGCGCCTGACCAGTCGCGGGGCCGGACGGCTTGGGCCTTGGCTTGGAGGGGAAGTTCTGAGGTGGCTTTGGACCAGAAGGACGGGTGCCATCCGCCCCGAAAGGCGGTCCCGCAATTCCGGGCTTTGGCTTGGGCTTATTTCCGTATGGCATTATCAGAGTCCTTTAGACGGTTTGCTGTTTGCTTTTGCTGCGTTCATTTCTCGCATCCGACGCGCCGGATTGGGTGTTTCCTCGTTGGCAACGATGCTCAAGGGGTTTCCGCGCTTAGTCATGTTCTCTTGACTTGCAGCAGAAGCAGCGTTGTTGTTCTGCACTCGCCTCATGCGATCTCTAACGATTGGCGAGTCGTAAGCCTTTTTGTCTTCGGGGCGAACAAAATTGTCAACAAAGTATTTGCGGTCAGAGGCGAACCCTGCGGCCTGCTTTGCAAATTGTCCTGTTGGCTTATTACTCATGAGTATAATCTTATCATACGCGCGGGGAGCGTCTAGTAATTGTGCTAGACGTTCTCGTGCGTTTCTGTGGAAGCAGGTTAATGGGACGATATGTTGTTTCTTGCATGATGGCGTACGCGCCGCCTGCTGCCATTACGAGGTCGTCGTGTTCTCCGTGGTCTGCGCCAGAATTGCCACGCCGGTCGTATACAAAAGTTTTAATTTCTTCAATCAAACGCTCGCACCTAATAGTCTCAGGGTTGTCCCTAATCTGCATTTGGAGAGCAGTCAGCATCCGTGGGCGTGTTGCTTGGCTTGTGATCCAACCAATCTTGTTGTCTAGGTCTGGGCGTGTACTGTTCATGTGGCGTGGGCGGTAGAGGTTGGAGTAGTTGAAGGTGGTGGTGAGCATGAGGAGTACGGCTTGTCCTACGCTGTTGCGTTCTACTGCGAGTAGTGCTTTGTTGTAGGTATGCGCTAGGCGCGCTAGGTCTTCTGCGTACTGGTCTAGGGCTGGGCGTCCGTGGTAGGTGGCGCAGATTTGTCCTGTTGCAGAGTCGATAAGGACTGCGGCGGAGAAGTCGGACCCGTCTCGTTCTTCTGCGGATGCCATGCGCGCGTTGAAGGTTTCGTCGGTTACGCTGCCTGCTACGTCGGCAAAGAGAATGTAGTGTTTGTCTTTTTGTGGGGCTTGCCAGATTTTGATTGGCCCGATCTTGTCGTCCGCGAAGGAGACGGTGCCGCCGCGTACAGGTTGCCCAAAGAACATTCCGCGTTTCGTTGGTTCCTTGGCAACGAGTCGGTCGATGAACTGGAAGTATTGTCGCCCAGTTGTTTCCGCGAAGTTTCCTAGTACGCGGATCTTGTACGCTGGCGAGTCAATTCCCCACTGGGTTGCGGCGTCTGCCGCCCATTCTGGTGTGACGAGTGCGCGGGCAGCGTCGGGGTGTACTTCTTCTCCGGTGAAGTTTGGCGAGTCGAATGCGCTGATGTGTACGCGATTCCATCCCGAGTCTGGCTTGAATGCTCGGTAGAATGTTCCTGTTGTGCGTGTCGGGTTTCCGATCAGGAGAACGCGAGCGCCTTCGGCGGTAAGGAATCCTTCCGATGCTTCGTAGATTGCATCGTCTACGCCGCTCGCTTCGTCTACTACGAGGAGCATTCGGGGTGCGTGGTGGCCTTGGAATCGTTCTGGCGTGTCGGTGGAGAGTCCGATGGCGAACCAGTCTGGTGCAATTTCAAGTTGCGTCTTGAAAAGTTTTCCAAAATCGGGTTTGATGTTGCGGTGGCGTTGCGCGATTTCGCGCCACAACAATTGTTCTACCTGACTCCATGTCGGCGCAGTGGTGATTACACGACATGGCCCTTTCAACATGTACTCTAGGACCGCAACGGCGGCGACTGCGGTTTTGCCTGAGCCGTGGCACGAGCGGACAACGGTGCGCTTATTGTCTCTGACGCTCTGGAGAACTTCCAACTGCTTCGACCACGGGTGAAAGTCTAAGAGGTTCTCGTAGACCCACATTGGATCGGTGAGGATTTTGCTGCGTAGGTCAAACTGGTCTTGTGGAACATCATTGACGATCTTCTTAACTGTCTTGCCCTTGCGTCGCTTCGCTTGCGCGTCAACTTGACGAGTCATCTGTGTCCTGCTCGTCGCCCGGATCGCGGTTAGTATCAAACGGCTCAATCATTATTGACCTCAACTGCTTCTGCTTCAACGAGTTTAGTCTCGCGCTTGGCTAGGTCCTTCTCTTGAATGCGACCAAGCAAGTTCCAGTCGAACGCGCTCGCCTCCACCTTAATCGTATTCGCGCGCTCCTTAGCGTAACCAGAGGGGAAGAGTCGCTCTAGGACGTGAGCGTGCATTCGCCAGTCCCCGTCGCCACGATCCATCACGTTACTGGCAAGGTTCGCTTGCAACGAGGCGCGACGCTTCTGGAACTCTACCGCGAACTCGTCCTCGCCCTCAAGGACGCGACGAGACAACGTGTCTACCTTGATGCCGTGAGCCTGAGCGATAGTGAGCAGCGCAATAGGCTTGTTAGCCATCTCCAAGATCGACTTCTTATTGTCGTCAAAGAAATGTTTAGTCTCACTATCTGTCTTCTCAGGCAGGGTCAACTTTATCCTTCTTATCGTACTTAAGATTATACTGTGCATGTTTCGGGGAACGAACATGAGCAAACGCTTTCGACACTTCCTCAGCGTTATACATCGTAACCTCACCCGTCACAGTATTCGTAACCTTCAAATCACCAGCACCAAAACGATTCCGGCGAGGCTGCGTGTAACTAAACACATCCTCAAAGCCCCTCGGAGGATTCCCCCTCGCATTCTTACCACGACGAATCGTACTCGCAGAATTAATCTGACGCAGTTCCTCGCTGTACTCACCGTAATGCTTCATCATCTTACTCATCCTCCGACAATAACAACATATCACTTACCCAACCACCAGTATGTCGAAACTGTACATACAACTATGTAGACTCCTACACATACCACCATATTAGAAGAATAAGCAGTTACACTACAGATGCGGTTCTCCTTTGTACCGCGCCAGGGATTACAACGGCCCGCCCAGTCTCCGGACGGGTCGTTGTTTTCCAAAAAACGCAACCGGACCGCTAAATCCGCTGCGAAACATTCTAACTCTGAGCCTATTCGTAGCAACTAGCGAGCCAAGCAGAACAATCCTGCCCCTCCACTAGACGAACAGACACCACCCACAAGGGTGATCCCCGGAAACGGATAGGAATAGACTCATGCAGGGACATCAAGCATGTAAAACGGACGATGACTAGCCAAAACGCTAGGGAGGGAGGGGAAAGAATCTAACGAAGTACACGTTAAACGTGAACAACACGCAAAAAAAGACGATTAAACATCATCTAACCACACCAAACCGCACAAAACAGCGAAGCCAGAGCAAAAACCATACCCATAGAAAAAGAAGCCTGCGTACGAGGGGCGCGCGCGGGTGCTGGGTGGGGTTGTCGCTCTTGTTAATCGGTTGGGCTGCGGATTAGCATGGAGTGTTCAGAGGGGAGCGGCACATTAACACTAGCCGGGTCGCCCGCGACAGCCCGGACACGCCCGCCGGGGGTGGGG